AGGAAAACGAGACAAAGGTCAGTTTGGTTTTATAAAATCAATTACATATACTGTTAATGAACAAGGTGATTGGGATGCCCTAAGGTCTTTAGCAAGACACTTTGATATAGCAATATCATATCAAATTTTAAGTAAAAAACCACCACAATTTAATCAAAAGGGTGGATTTTACGGAGCTTACTAATGAGTAGATACGACAATACAACAAAAATCCAAAACAAAAATTTTGTTTCAATTGGAACATCTTATCTTCCAAAATTTGAAGAAAGTAATTCAGACATACTTCTTATTGCGACAGAAGGTGATAGGTGTGATTTAATATCACAAGAATATTATGGAACGCCAGAACTTTGGTGGTATATAGCTTCAACAAATAATTTAAAATCAAATAACATTGAGGCTGGAACTCAGTTAAGGGTGCCTATTTCTACAGAACAAGCAAACCTAAAATAAAATGGATTTATCAAAAAAAGTTTTTGGTGCGAATGTTGACAAAAAAATTCGTGATTACTTCAAATTATTACAAGAAGGTAATTTTGTTATAGAACCAGGACAATCAGTAGGTGCTAAACGAGAGGGACTTGGTAAAACATCTACAGGAGAAAGTTATCTTGGTGACAGAACTCCTTATGCTAGGATGTGGACTGCCGTAAATGTCAGACAAGAAGTGGAAAAATCATTTGTAGGACCTGCTCTTGACGGTGGTAGTAAAAATTTAGGTAAAACTTATGTGTATTCAATCAATGAAAACAGAGAAGGTTCTTACAATCCAAATGAGTTAGATTCACTATCAACCCAAATGAGAAGTGCGTTTGAAGCAGGATTTGGCGTAAATTACAGACCACAACTTGATAATAATCCTTATCTAAAACCAACTGCCGGTATCACATCAATCAACTCAAAGTCAGAGGGTGCAGTTGGTGCTCTAAGAAGAACAACTGTTAATTTTATTGTTCATAATAAACAAGACTTTGATAATATATTTTTACCCTTTTTTCTAAAACCAGGTGCCACAGTATTCGTTGATTTTGGTTGGTCTGATAAAGCCTTGTCTTTGTACAATCCTGAATCATTAATAAGTGTTGACAACCCATCAATGAATGATTTTTATAAAAAAATATACGATACTACACTTGTTGAAAAAGATATTAAAAAGGGACTACAAACAACACTAAGTGGTCAAGTTACAAAATATGATGTTACTGTAGATGACAAAGGTTCTTTTTCTTGTACCTTAGAATTTGTATCTTCTAATTATGCTCTATTAGATAAAACTGTGAGTGATGATAACGATTTAAAATTTATTTTCAAAAATGCCATTGAAGAAATGTTAATGAATTATTATCTTAGATTTACTGGTATAAAAGTAGAAACAAATGAAAAAGAAGAGAGTGATTTTAATAAAGTTCCTGTAAGTGAAAGAAAAAAATTAGCTAATGACTTCTTTGATTCCGATACATCAGTAAGAATTACAGGTAAGATAAACAGATTAGCTGTGGAGTCTGGTGTGTTTTATCAAGACTTATCTGGTGTAAAAGACAACGAAGATAAATTAGATGAAAAAGAATCACTTTATATATCATATGGTTTACTTGAGGATTTGTTTTTAAACAATTTCATATCGTTTTGGGAGTTTACAGATGATTCTGGTAAAACAACCAAAACAGTAAAAAGTAAAGAACCCTTTTCTAATTCGTTTAGTAGTGAAAACTCTTATGTTAGATATGATGCTGATTTATTTTCTTTGATGAGTAAAAAATTAAGAAGTAGTGATGAACTTACTTGTTTTTTATATCCTTCAAATTGGGATAAAACTTATAATAAAACCAAACCAGTAGGTAATCTAGGTACAAGGAATGATAAGGAAAAAAGAAGAATACCTTTGAGAGACTTATTTATATCTGTCCCAACGATATCTGAAGCATTTGAAAGGTCTACTAATGTCAATGACGCACTAGAGTTTATTTTTGATAAGATATATGAAGATTCTGCTAATATACTCAATATAAAAATGATGGCTAACAATGATGCTCAAACATCAATTACATTTCAAGATGTTAATGTTGAAGCAGATAAGTTTGGAGCTGATAATGAAGACATATTAACTTTTGATTTGACAAGTGGTAACTCTGTTGTGTTGAACTCCGATTTAAAATTTGAAACTCCAAAAGCTGGATTGTCAAGTATGATAGCTATTGGTAACATTGATAATTTGACAGTATTTGATGAACTTGAGTTAATAAAATTTAATTTTTTAAATTCAATATCTACTGAAGACAGGAAGTTTAAAGTTCAACATTTACCTATATTTGGTAACCCACCATCAAAGATAAAAGCTTTAGATATTAAAATGGATAATTTTTTAGAAAATGTAGAGTTAGGTGAGATTGGTGCTTATGATTACAAATACATACAAGAAGACGGTTTTAATGTACGAGAAGACCAGAAAAAATATAACACATACATAGATGATAGAAAAAAGGCTATAAAAAAGGCAAAAGAAAAGTCAAAAAACGTAACATCAGGAAATGCTAACACCACAAATGAAGTAAAGGCACCAGACTTACCAACACAAACTGATGATGGTAGGCAAATATTTTATGCTAAATCTGAGAGAGATGAAAAACTTTTAGAAGCAAAAATAAACAACTTTGTTAATACTAATGAAAACAGTATATCACCGGTTATGCCTATAACATTATCTCTTAAAATTTATGGAAACAATTTTTTGGGTATCGGTGATTTTTTTACGGTTAATTTTCTACCAAAACATTATCAAGACAGAGTATACTTTCAAATAGTAGGAGTTGACCATAGTATTGGAACTTCAATGTGGGATACCACATACACTACTGTTATGAGACTAAAATCTACTGAAAAATATAAAACTAAAGTAAATACAAAATCTGAAGAAAAAAGACCTATCATACAGAAAGATCCAGAATTAGTTAGAATGAAGGCTATAGAGTCAGACAAACCTAAACCACCTTCAACAAGAAATGATGCATTACCTTTGTTTACAAAAAACATATTTAATGAGAGAGATGCTCGAACAACAGAAATAGTTAATCGTCAGATTGGGCAAGTTAGATACACCGAAGAACAAATACCAGAATTAAAAGTAACTTTTGAAACTCATGTGGTAAATGCGGAACATAATAAAGAAGAGGTTGATAAATTAAATTTAGGGAATGATGGAAAAACACAAAAGAATGTTTCTAAAAAAAGATTTGTCAACTCTATTTCCACTCCTAAAGTATATAATGAAGCTCTTTTAGCATACCACATAGCAATATCAAATTTAATGTTAGGTGATGAATTAATTGATTGGGAAAAAGTAAAAAATGATTATAGCAGTTTTTCAGGACCAGCTTTGCCGGAAAGCTCAATAACCGATATACCTAAATTTGGAGCTGTCCCCTATTTTTTTGATGAAATAGATAAGAATATAAAAACAAATACAGTTATGGTCATCCCAAGAAATGTAGATGGTAGATTAAATATCGATGAATATAAAAAAATATTAGAATATTTAGATGACATTGAAGCATTTTGGTTTGCTGGTGATTCCAGAAAAGATAATTTAGATGCAAATGAAAAACCAGTTGATGATATGATTAAAAACATAAAACAAAAATTATCTACACATATAGAACTTAAACCTCTCATTGACAATAGAAATAAACCTGCTGTTGTGTATTCTGGTTTTTTCTTTTTTCACGGTGTAGTTTGGGAAATACAACCTGGAGATAATAATTTTGTAAATATTATAATAGAAGGACCTAAAGAATTTGATTTGTATAATAATATAGTCATACCAGAAAAATATTTAAAAATGAACAACCCTCAAATGTTTATTGATAGAATAAGAAAAGACTATGTGACTAGAAGGTTAATTAATGTTGATGTAGATCAGTTTTTTGCTAGAGTTCAAAAAGAAAATCCTGGTTTTCCATTTACTGAAGAAAATTACTATGTTACTACTCAGTTCGGTTCACATAGTAGTGCTGCAGCTGCCAGAGAAGCACTAGCATCAGCATACACAGACAATGAAGGAAATCCATTTAATAGTTATGATGCTTACAAATCAGGTCGTAACGTAGAAAAAAGAAAACAAGATTGGTTAAATAGACCTGATATTTGGTAATAAACCACTTGACATTTCATTGAATTATATGTAACTTAACATATGATTAAATTGGTTATCTCTAAACCTAACTGGTCCAAGTCTCACCCGTTAAATGACTTAGTTTTAGCTTACGATGCTATAGAACATAAGTTAGTTTATGCTAATCATTATGAGAAGATGACTGTTGATATAGATTATCCAGCAGACGAGGGTATGTTGATTGATGATTGGAAAGCTGGATATTCTTATGATTTTGCTGGTCGCCCTAATTATTGTGCTGATATTCTAAACTATTGGATGACAAACAAACCACTCAACCATATTCAATGGGATAGTTTTTACGACCAAGATGATTTTACATATTATTATCCGTTGGACAAAATGATAGAACAACTATGTGAAGATGTTCCACATTATAAAGATATGGCAGATTTTAATAAGTTAGATAAATTTCATAATGACTTTATAAATGCTTTTGGTGAGTTAGAATCAAATGGTATCGGAGTGAATACAGACTTTACAAAGATATTCGGTGACCATATGTTAAAGTATATTCATAAAAAGAAGATATATCAGAACTATAACTTCTTTACAACTACATCAAGACCATCTAACTCTATTCATAATCTTAACTTTGCTGCTCTCACAAAAGACCAACGAAAAGCATTCTCTCCACTTAACGATGTATT